CAGACCAAGCGGGCGGACCTGCTCTCCAGCGACGACCGCGAGCGGGCACACGCGGCGTTGCAGGCGTATGTGCAGGCCATGGGCATTGCCGCCCAGCACGGCACGCCGCTGCCGAGTATTCAGGAATTCCAGGCCGCGATGGCGTCCAAGGCCCCGAGCGTGCAGTTGTTGCCCCCCTCACCGCCGCCGCTGTCACCGCAGCCGCCGGCGGTGGGCGCGCCGGGTGGCGGGCCTCCGAAACCGCCGGCACCCGGCGCCGCACCTCCCCTCCAGGGCCTGCCCGGCCGGCCCCAGGCCCCGATGTTGCCGCCCGGCAACCTGATACCTGGTGCGACTGCTGGCGTCGACCCGGCCAACCGGATGGCGGTGCAGCAGGGCCTGCAAGGCCGGGGCCTGCCGACCGCCTACGGACAGATTGCGAATCGCGCCATGGCCGGCGCCTTGTTCGGACCCGGCGGGCCCAGCCTGCCGAAGCCGGGCGGGCAGGGCGTCGCCGGAGCACCGGGAGCATGAGTGACGATCCCAAGCATCCAGACTTCGCCAAGACCGACGTATACGGGCTGTTCAAACCCGGCGCGGGGTCGCTCGACCATGGCCGGCTGCACAACGTGAACTGGGATCTGCTGGGATGCCCTGATTGCGCGATTAGAGGACCAGGTGAAGCGCCAGGAGAAACTGCTGCGGCACATCGAAATGAATGTGAATGAGCGGCTGCTGCGCATTGAGCGGCATCTGTGGCCGGAGGAATATACCGATGAGGACTGATCATGGCGTCGCCGGCGCACCGGGAGCGTGACATGCCACCCGTCAGCAAAGCCCAGAACCGCCTGATGCAGGCAGTGAAAAATAATCCGAAGTTGGGTAAACAGCTCGGCGTCGCACCGTCGGTGGCGCAGGACTTCACCACCGGTTTACTGGCCGGTAGCGTGAAAAAACTTCCCAACAAGGTTAAACCGAAAGGGAAATAATATGGTCACCAAAGCAACCGGCAGCCAGAGCACCAAGACCACGCCGACGGCCGGGCAGAACAAGCCGGTCGCCGGAGGTGCCGCCGGCGCCGGCAAGGCGCGCGGGCAGGCCAACTTGTCCACCCTCGGCAAGACCACGCCGGGCGGCCGCGGGCCGGTGCCCAAGGCGAAATAGTGGAGTTCTTTTGGTTCGGAGGCGGTTTCTTAGGTGGTCTGCCGATCGGAACGCTGGTGGGATGGGGGATAGCTCGTGAGCGATCGTGAGGCCCGTTTCGCCGCCGCCGATGCCGCCAGGCTGCGCGAAGACCCGGCGCTGCAGTCCATCCTGCGCGATCTCGAGGCGCACGCGGTGGACGTCGCGGTGGCCGACTTCGACCACGCGACCCGCGAGCGCGCGCGCAACCTGGCGCTCGCGGTGCGCACCCTGCGCGTGGAGATCCAAGACCGTATCGATACTATTCTGGTGCAGGAACATACACGACAGCGAGCGATGGCGTCAGAATGAGCGACAGCATCACCACCACCGTCACCCCGCCACCGGCCCCGGCGCCGGACACCGGCGCGGCACTCCCGCCGGCCAACACCCAGCCCGGCCTGTCGATCAGCGAGGCCGGACGGCTGCTCAACCAGCGCCGCCGCGAGCAGGCCGGGCAGCCGCCCCAGCGGGCGGAACCACCGCCGCGCACCGAGGCGCCACGCGACGCGGCGCGGGTCAATCCGGTGCCGCCGCAGACCGGGCAGCAGGGGAGCAATCCACCGCAGCCCGGACCGGTGACGCAGCAAGCGGCTCCTGGGGCCTCCGCCGACCCCGCGCTCGACACCATGGCCCGCGCGCTCGGCCTGCCGGATGGCGCGACAGCGCCGGTAGACGCCACACCGGGCATGCCCGCCATCGAGGTGGACGGCCGGCGCGTCACTGCCGACGAGGTGCGCCGTGCGCTCGCCCACCAGCAGGACTACACCAAGAAAACCACCGAGCTGGCACAGCAGCGCCAGGTGCTCGAGCAGCAACAGCAGGCACTCGCGACTGTGCTGCCCTACATCCAGCCGGAGCTGGCGCGCATCCAGCAGCAGGTCAACGGCATCGCCCGGCCCGACCCGGCGCTGATCAACACCGACCCGACCGAATACCTGCGCCAGCGTGCCGCCTACGAGGCCGCAGCCGACGAACAAGGCCGCCTCGGGCAGCTGTCGCAGTTGCAACAGCAGGCCGCCGAGCGGGCGATGGCCGAGCAGGTGGCACGCAGCAATGAGGCGCTGGCCCAGCAATTCCCCGACTGGGGCGACCCGCAGAAGCGCGGTGAGTGGCAGCAGCGGATCGGTACCTGGGCGATGGACAGCGCCGGGTTCACCCGCCAGGAGCTGTCGCGCCTGGCCGATCACCGGCAGCTGACCGTGATGATGAAGGCCTACATGTTCGACAAGCTGAAGGAGGGCACGGTTACCAGCGCGCCACCCCAGCAGCGGCCGGTGCGCGGCGCGGCACCGCCCCCGGCCCCCGCCGCGGCGGTCAGCGCCGCCGAGACCGCGTTCAACGCGCGGCCGAACATCCGCAACGCCGCCAATCTGTTGACCGCACAACGCGCTGCGGCGCGACGTTGACGCCACACCTCACGCGGCGGTAACACTCCCCACGACGCGCGCCGGAGTGCCCCTGTCGTGGGTGCCCGTGCATGGGCAGGGTCATGTCCCGACGCGCGCCGCGTGCCTTCGCTGGCGTAATGTCGCCGGTCCCCAGACGCCCCGCAGTGCGTGCATGTCGCGGGGGACGGGCTGGCTAGACCGGCAGTCACGACCATTGCGAAACCAAACCATCGGTTTCACCTGCCCGCACGCGTGGCGTGCGTGCTTGCAATGGAGTGACACATGGCCCTCGCCGCAATGGGCGCCGCACCAGCCGGCACCTACATCGAGACCGGCGCCGTCGGCGTCCGCGAAGACCTCGCCAACATCATCTACCGGATCGATCCGGATGAGACACCACTCGTCAGCGCCTGCGCGCGGGTGGGTGCGTCCCAGACGCTGACCGAGTGGCTGGTCCAGGAACTCAACCCGGCCTACGACAACTTCCAGCCGGAAGGCTTCACCGCCGTCATGCAGACGGTTTTGAAACCCGTCCGACTTAATAACGTGTGTCAAATTATTGCACACACGGTTGGCGTATCGAACACGCTGCGGGTGGTCGATGTCGCGGGTGGCGAGGATGAATACAACCGGCAGATGATCCTGCGCGGCATGGAGTGCAAGCGCGACCTCGAGCTGGCGATCACCAGTCCCCTGGTCCGTACCGTCACCGACCCGCGGCACATGTCCGGCCTGCCGGCCTACTGCTCCAAGGGCATCCGCGGCGCGGGTGCCGGCGTGATGCCGATCGGCGACGGCTCTAACGTCGGCACTGCCGGCACCTTGTTTGACCTCACCCTCGACACCGTGCAGCAGAGCATGCAGCAGGCGTGGGCCGCCGGCGGCAAGCCGGACCTCGGCATCATGTCCGGCAGCATCAAGCTTTACTTCGCGACCCTCAGCCAGGGCGGCACCGCCAACGCGATCGTGGCGCAGAACATCGTGCAGGCGTCACCGCGCGACACCATGACCATCCAGGGCGCCGTCGATGTGTTTAGGACTGACTTCGGTACTCTTCAGCTTGCCCCTGATCGGTTTTGTCCTGCTCACCAAATGCTTCTGGTGAGCACCGACTACATCGAGCTGGCGCCGTTGCCGGAGCGCGATATGATCCAACAGGACTACGCGCAGACCGGTGACAATAGCCAAGGCGGCGTGGTGTTCGAGGGCTGCATCCGGCCGACCGCGCCGAAGAGCCACGCGTGGATCGCGGACCTCAATCAGTGACCGACGTCCCGCTGTATGAGCGTTACGATCCAGTCACGCAACGCTCGACCGAGGTGTTCACCGACGGCGAGACCGGCCTGCCGGTGTTCGTCAAAAGCCAGAACACCGCGCCGATCGTCGAGAGCGCGAAGACGATCGCGGCCAGCTTCGACCCGAGTGTAAAGCGTAGCATTACACACGTCGCGCGTATCCCGATGGTTATCTACCAGCGGCTGCAGATGCTCGGCATCACTAAGGATCCGAAAGCGTTCAACGCCTGGCTGGACAGCCGCGAGTGCCGCGTGTTCCGCACCGATAACGGAAGGAGACTCTGATGGCCCAAGCTACCGACCACACCGCCAAGCCGCTGGCGCAGATGAAGCCCACGCCCGGCGTCACCCCCGAGCATGAAGTCACCGTCTTTACCCCGCCCGTCTTGTTTGACGATATCGACCCGGTGCGCCTGGTCCGCCTGTATGGCCAGATGCTCGAGCCGAACGCGATGGAGGCCCTGCGCAAGGCCGCGATGGCCGCCGGCGAGGCGGCCCACAAGGCGGCGCCCGACGTGATCGCCGCCCAGCAGGTCGAGGTGACCGGCCAGGAGGGGCAGGAACCGCCACCGCCGCGGCGGGCGCCGCCGGCGCATGAGCCGGCGCCGCACCGGGAAGCGTAGCCGGCGGTGGCCAGCTACCAGCAACTGCAGAACGATGTCGCGGGCTGGCTCAACCGCCAGGACTGTATCGCGTTCATCCCGTCCTGGACGCTGTTGCTGGAGACCGAGATTGCCGAGACCCTGCGCGCCCGGTGCCAGGTGGTCTCGGCAGTCCAGGCGATCGACGCGGCTTACGTCGCGCTGCCCACTGACTTCGCGACCATGGAGTCTATCCGCGACAATGCGACCGGCGCGATGCTCGAGCTGAAAGACCAGTGGTCCCCCAAAGGCGGCGGGTGGACCTCGCCTTACACGGTCTGGAGCGGGGTCTACCCGAGCACGTATTGGCAGGTGAACCCGGCCGCCCCGTGTTCTGCTTACCGCCTGGTCGGCGACGCGATCGAGTGGCTGCCGCACCCTTATATCCCGAACCCGCCGGACCCCGCCTGGGTGCCGCAGACCGTGCTGATGGGTTACTACCAAAAGCCGGTGCCCCTGCTGCAGCCGACCGACACCAACCCGATCCTGGAGAACCTCTACGGCGTCTACCTGTTCGGCCTGCTCAAACTGGGCGCGATCTGGGCCCTCGATGACGCCCGCGCCGCGCAGGCTGACGCGCAGTGGCAGCAGGTCGTGACCCGGGCCAATCTGTGGAAACAGCAGAGCGATATGTCCGGCGCGCCGTTCCGCGCTGAACCGGCCGTGGTGTTCTGAATGGCGATTACCTGGCCGTGGCCGTTGCCGCTCGACGCGTGGGCCGGGCTGAACACCAGCGCCGCCACCGGGGAGGCCACGCAAGCCGGTTACCGGCGCCTGCCGGTGACCTTCGTAGCGACGTCCGACGGCACCGCGATCGCCAACACGGCGAGCCTGGAGTGGCCGTCCGCGCCGGTTGACTGGGGGACGGCGCAGGCAGTCCCGGTTTACGACGCCGCGACCGGCGGCAACCTGCTGTTTGCCCACCCGTGCGCCGCGACCCTGATCCCGCAGTATGCCCGCCCGCGCATCCACGCCGGCACGTTGCAGCTGTTCGGCACCGCGGTGGGGTTCGGGCGCTACGGGTTCGGCACCGGCGGGTTCGGTACCCGCACGGCAATCACCGCGGTCGAGCCGACCACCGTGGTCATCACCTTTGTCCCGAGTGACCTTGCGTCCACGGGGACCTGGTCACCACCCGGGCCGTTCCCGCGCTTGAGGGCAGCATGAGCGATTACACCACCACGCCCAATCTCGGCCTGTATAAGCCGGTGTATAACGCCGACACCGACCAGTGGGGCACCCACCTCAACGCCAACGCCGATACGCTCGACTCTAAGATCGCCGCGATCGGTACCGGGCCGTTCCTGCCGATCAAGGGCGGCATACTGACCGGGGCACTCACGTTGGCCGGCGACCCGGCCGCCGCACTGCAGCCGGTCACCTTGCAATACTACAATGCTCACCTGCCGGCCGGCGGCGGCGCGCCCACAGGCCCGGCCGGCGGGGATTTAGCGGGGAGTTACCCGAACCCGACACTGGCCACGACCGCCGTGACACCCGGCAGTTACACCAACAGCAATATCACGGTGGACGCGAAAGGCCGTATCACGGCGGCCGGTAACGGCCAGGCGGGCACTGGCGGCGGCATCGCCGAGGCGCCGTCTGATTCGCAACTTTACGGTCGTTTCAATGCTACCTGGGCGGTCGTGCCGGCGTCTGCCGCGCCGTCCTCCACCACGCCGAGCATGGACGGCACCGCGACGATCGGCACCGGCACCACCTACGCGCGCGCCGATCACATCCATCCCAGCGATACCTCGCGCTATGCCGCGTCCAATCCGTCCGGTTACCAGACCGCCGCGCAAGTCACCACATCGCTCGGTCCGTATGCGCTCACCTCTAGCGTGCCGGTGGCGTCGTCTACCAACCCGGCGATGAACGGCACGGTGGCGATCGGCACCGGCACCACCTGGGCGCGCGCCGACCACGTGCACGCCTCCGACACCTCGCGCGCGCCGGTCAGCAACCCGACCTTCACCGCCGGGGTGTTCGAGACGCGCAACACGCTGGCCGCCAACAACCTCGACATGAACACCGGCAGCGTGTTCACCAAGACGGTTTCAGGTGCAACGACCTTGACGGTTTCCAACGTGCCCGCCGCCGGCACGGTGGCCAGCTTTCTGCTCGACCTGACCAACGGCGGCTCGGCCACCGTCACCTGGTGGACCGGCATGAAATGGGCCGGCGGCACCGCGCCGTCGTTGACCGCAGCCGGGCGCGACGTGCTGGGCTTCTTCACCCATGACGGCGGCACCACGTGGAGCGGTCTGCTGCTCGGCAAGGGCATGGCGTGAGCGTCCGCGATCTCATCATGGCGGCGTCGGGTGCAGTGCGCGCGCCGACGACCTGGAACCCGTCGGATAAGAACGCCACCGTCACCCTGAGCGGCGGCAATCTGGTGGTCACGGCGACGACTTCGGGTGATTACGGCAGCACACGCTCGATCGCCAGCGTGACGGCCGGAAAATACTACTGGGAAACCAGCATCACCTCGATCCTCGCGCTCAACGGCTTTACCTATGTCGGGGTGAGCACGTCGGCGACAACGCTGCACGGCAGTTTCCCTCAGGCAACGGCGACCGCTATCCGGTCGCAGGGCGGCAACATCTATGTCGGCAGCACTGACAGCACTATTGCATTGGGCAATGTCGGCAACGGCACGGTGGTCTGCATCGCACTGGATATCACCGCCGGTCTGATCTGGTTCCGTTACGGGGCAGCCGGGCAGTGGAACCTCAGCGGCACCGCCAATCCGGCGACCGGCACGGGCGGCATCGACACCGCCGCCATCGTCTCGTCCAGTGCCCCGGCGTTCGCGCTTGCCAGCGTGTATCACAACGGCACGTCGGGCGGCGTGACGACCGCGAACTTCGGTGGATCGGCATTCACTGGTGCGGTGCCGTCCGGCTTTAGTGCAGGTCTCGGTTGACGCACGTGACAGGAGCACGCCATGCCCACTAACGCCGGAACGATGTACAGCGGCGCGCAGGCCAACCCGCAATGGGTCGCGGCGGACGGTCGCCCCTACTACGTGCTCGACGCCAAGCAGACGGTGCGCCCGCACACCGTGCTGCCGTCGGAGGGCAATCGCCAGGACTACATCCGCAAGGTCGGGTGGCAGGGCCGGCGACGCGGACTTGGCCCCCTCGGGTGGATCGTGCTGATGCCGGTCAATGCCGGGTGGGTGGTGAGCCTGGCCGACGACAGCGTGGAGAGCAACCTGGCCAGTCCGCCGAGCGTGAACAAGCCGCCAGCCGGGACCAAGTAACCATGGCCGACGCATTCACCGCCAATTTGAACCTGTGCAAGCCGGAGGTCGGCGCGTCCGGCGATACCTGGGGCGACAAGACCAACAGCAATTGGGACATCGTGGACGGCCACCTGGGCACCGGTGGCGGCACCGGTGGCACCGGCGGCACGTTTCTGCCGCTCGCCGGCGGCATGCTGACCGGCAATCTGTCGGTGCAGAACGGTGCCACGCCGATCGCCGCCGGCAATATGGTGATCGGCTACACCGGCAGCCTGCCGGCGGTGGCGTTCGACAGCACCCGCAGCCTGGCGATCGGTTCCGGCGGCAACTTCCAGTTTTATTCCGCCGGCGCCTCGATGATGGACGTTGACGTGCCGACCGGCAATGTCGGCCTCAAGGGCAATCTTTACGTCGCCAACACCCGCAATCAGTGGTTCGGCACCGACACCACCAACAGCAACAGCCCGAGCCTCTACTTCAACGCCAGTCATTGCATGTATGTCGGGCCGGCCGGCGGCTTCAATCTGGCCTACCCCAGCGCCGGTAGCCCGTTGTTCACCGTCGATCAAGGCGGCAACCTCAGCATCACCGGGCAAGGGTCCAAGCCGGGCGGCGGCAGCTGGGCCGCGACCTCGGACGCGCGGGTGAAAATCACCCTCGGACCCTACACGCGCGGCCTGGCCGACGTGCTGCGGCTGCGCCCGACACGCTACCGGTATCGCGCCACGCTGCCGGGTAACACCCATGTCGGGCTGATCGCCCAGGAGGTCGAGGACCAGTGGCCGGAGCTGGTCACCCGCACGGCGGGCGAGATCGACGGCCGCCGCGTCGCCGACCTGCGCGTGCTGGACCCGTCGGACCTGATCTACGCCTTGGTCAACGCGGTGGCCGAGCTGGCGGCCGAGATGGCCGCCCTGAAGGCCGCGCGTGGCTAGGCTCGCCCAGACCCTGCCGCCCGGCATCGCCCGCCAGGGCACCGCCTACGCCACGCCAGGGCGATGGTTCGACAGCAACAACATCCGCTGGCGCGGCGGCGTGCTGCAGCCGGTCGGCGGCAATGTGCTGCTGCCCAACAGCCCGGTGACCGACCTGCCGCGCGACGTGATCACCTGGCACGACAACAGTCACCGCCGGTGGTCCGCGTTCGGCACCACCGACAAATTATACGCCTACAGCTTCGACGCCGGGACGCTCTACGACATCACCCCGGCGGGTGTCGGCGCCATCAATCCGCCGGGCCAGTTGTCCGGCTACGGCATGGGCCTTTACGGCACCGACCTCTACGGCACCCCGCGCAATCCGGTCAGCGGCGTCGCACCGCCCGGCATCATCGGCACGATCGGCGACTGGTGGAGCATGGACACCTTCGGCGAGTTGCTGGTGGTGGTGCCGACCCAGGACGGGCACTTGTTCTCGTGGGACCCGAATACCCCCGCCACGGTGGCCGTGGTGGTGGCCGAGGCGCCGACCGGCAACCGCGGCGTGGTGGTCACCGACCAGCGCCAGGTGGTGCTCTACGGCGCCGGCAGCGACCCGCGCAATGTCGCGTGGAGCGATCAGGAGAACCTGCACGTCTGGGCGCCCGACGTGACCAACCTCGCCGGGTCCAAGCTGCTGGTCACCCAGGCGGTGGCCCTGACCGCGGCGAAAGTCTCGCAGGGCGTGCTGATCTTCACCACCAACGACGTGCACCTGATGAGCTATGTCGGGCCGCCCTACGCGTATGGCATCGTCCAGGTCGGGGCCGGCTGCGGGCCGATCTCGCAGCGTGCCGTGGTGGTCACCGGGGCCACCGCGCTGTGGCCCTCCTGGCAGAATTTCTGGTCCTACAGCGGCGTGGTCAGCCCTCTGGCGTGCGAGGTGAAGGACTGGTTCTTCGCCACCATCAACCCGACCATCGGCGGCTGGTTGTTCGGCTCGCTCAACCCGCAATTCGCCGAGGCGTGGTGGGACTTCCCGGACACCGGCTCCAGCGAGTGCAACCGGTATACCGCGGTGAATTACGCCAGCAGTCCGCAGCCGTGGCTGATCGGTCAACGCAGCCGCAGTGCCGCCGACCGTGCCGGCACGCTGAATTACCCGGTGCTGGGCGGGGCGGGCCCCGACGGCACCGGCGGGGCGCTCTACCAACACGAATACGGCTGGCTGGACAACACCACGCCGCGCGCCGCAACTGGCGACGTCTACGCCGAGACCGGGGCGATCTTCCGCGCCGAAGGCGACACCCGGGTCAATGTCACGCAAGTCGTTTTCGACGGCGTCACCGACCCCGCCAACCCGGCCTTCGGTTACCGTTTCTTTACCAAAGAGCAACCGTTCGGCGACGTCGAGACCGACACCGGGCTGTATACACAGATGCATGACGGGCTGATCGACGTAAGGTTCTCCGGCCGCTCGTTCCGGATGCGCGTGGAGGCCACCCGCGACGTGTCCTGGGAACTCGGCCGCACCCGCCTCGAGGTCAAGGCCGGGGGCGCCCGATGAGCGGCGCGCGCACGTTTCACCCGCCGGCCGCGTATGCCACGCCGACCACCGGCGACGCGACGCAGAACCTGGCGCAGGTGGTGGCGTGGTTGTCGGCGCTGAATGCCAAGCTCGCCGAGCAGGTCACGCAGTCCGAGACGCTGCAGCAGCAGCTCCAGCAGCTGCAGCAGCAGCTGCAACCGACCACCCTCCATTTGACCGCACCCGACGGCGGTGTGTGGGCGGTCAGCGTCGGCAACACCGGCACGCTCGCCACGGCGGCGGTGCCGTGACCGGCGAGGAGAAGATCCGCCGGCTGATGCGCGCGCTGGAGTATGGCGGCAACACCCACAGCGTGGGTGACATTATCGAGCTGCTGAAGTCCGGCCACGCGCGGCTGTTCGAGAACGAGGACGGTTGCATCATCGCGGAAATGCACCATTACCCGCAGTATAAGGCGGTGCATTTCTGGCTGTTGTTCGGTGAACTCCGGCACATCCTGGCCCTCGAGCACGAGGTGCTGCCGTGGGGCATCGAGCAGGGCGCCAGCATCGCCACCGCGTGCGGCCGGCCCGGTTGGGGCCGGGCCGCGGCGCCGACCGGCTGGCGGGTCACGCCGAACATGGTCCACCACCACAAGCTGCTGGTGAGGAGAAACTAGATGGGCGGCGGCAAAGGCGGCGGGGGTGGCGGCGGCTCGTCGTTCTCCGTGGGCACCAGCACCACGACACTCCCGGACTGGGTCACGAATGCCAGCCAGGGGGCGCTCAGCACCGCGCAGGGCCTGGCCGATCGGCCGTATGACCCCTACAGCGGCCAGATTGTCGCCAGTCCGACCGACGCGCAGCAGCAGGCCTACAACGAAATCGGCGCGATGCAGGGCGCGTATGACCCGGCCTACGCGTCGGCCGCCGGCGCCCAGCAGAACATGCTGGGCAACCTGCAAAGCCTCACGCCGCAACAGCAACTCGACGCTACCAACCAATTCTACGGCAATTACGGCCAGCAGGTGCTGGACCCGGCGCAGCAGTATCTCGGGGCGGCGTATGGCAACGCCGCGAACCTTTACGGCCAAGCGTTGCAGGGTGCCGGCGGGCTGCTGGGCGGCTACCTGTCGCAGGGCCCCGCCTCCGCGCAGCAGATCGGCGCCAACACCCAGGCGCTGATGTCGCCTTACGCCAGCAGCGTGATCGACCCGACGCTGCAGCTGGGCCAGCGGGCGCTGGCGCAGAACCTCCAGCAAGTCGGCGCCGGGGCCAACCAGGTCGGCGCGTTCGGCGGCAGCCGCCAGGGCGTGGTGGAGGGCCAGGCACAGGCCCAGTCGGCGCTGAACAGCCAGCAGCTGATCGGCAACATGCTGAACAGCCAGTGGAATGCCAGCCTTAACCCGGCCACCCAGGTGGCCTTGCAGAACGCGCAGGAGGGTTACGGCGCGGCGGGTATCCTGGGGCAGATGGGTTACGGCGCGGCGGGCCAGCTCGGGCAATTCGGCCAGTCGGCGGCCAGCGCACTCAACCAGATGCTGACCGGCGGCTACGGCCAGGCGCAGCAGGGCGCGCAGAACATGCTCGGCACCAACCTGCAACTGGGCGAGACCGCCGCCCAGCAACTGCCGGGGATCGCCACCGCACAGCAGCTCTCCGACCAGAAAAACGCCTCCCTGCTGCAGACCGTGGGCGCGGCGCAGCAGCAGCAGACCCAGAACGAGATCAACGCGCAGATGGGGCTGCACGACCAGGCGCAGAACTGGCCGGTGCAGAACCTCGACGTGCTGCTGTCGACGCTGGGCGCGATCCCTTACGGCAGCACCTCCAACTGGACCCAATACGGCACCCAGCAACAGACCGGCGGCAAGAACGCCATGGCCGGTGCGGCCGGCGGCATGCTGTCAGGCGCGGCGACCGGCGCCATGTTCGGGCCGATCGGTGCCGGGGTCGGTGCGGTGGCCGGTGGCATTCTGGGAGGGCTGGGCTGATGGCGGATGGCGGTGGCGTCGGTGCCAGCCTGGGCAGTCTCGGCGGTGCGTCTGCCGCGCTGGATGATCCGTTTCTCGGCAGCACGATGGGCAGCGTGTCGGTGATCCCCGGCCTGACCGCGGACCCATCAGTCGGCGGCGGGATCGGTGATCCGTTCGGCGGCAATACGATGGGCAGCGGCGGCAGTTGGCTGGACCGCAACTGGGGTGACATCAAGAAGGGGCTCGGCGCCGCACAGAGCGCCGCCAAGTCCGCCGGTGACGTCAACAAGTCGCAGAAGACGGACCCGATGAAGCTGGGCAATCCGGGCCAGAGCCAGGCGTATCGCGGCCAGGGACAGAACCTCAACCAGCTGGTGCAATTGTTGCTGCAACGGCAAAACTCGCTGTTTCCCGGCGGCGGCGGCTCGAGCGGCCAGCCGATGCCGCCGCCGCGCACGCAGGGCTTGCTAGGCTTCTGATGGGCACCACTGCACCCGATCTCGACGATCCTAGCTACATCGCGCAACGCGAGGCCGACCTGGCGCGGTTCGCTCAGCGCGAGAGCGGCAATCGCAACATCACCCAGACCAGCGGCGGACCAGCCTCCGGCCCCTGGCAGATCGAGGACAGCAGCCGCGGCGGCTCGGGAACGTGGGAGCAGTCCGCCAAATGGGCCGGGCTGCCGGAGCTTCCCGGCGGCGGCTATGGCCGCGCGATAGATTATCCGGTTGACCAGCAGCTGCTCGGCGCGCGGGCGCTGTATGACCACCGTGGCGCGCAGCCGTGGGCGATGAGCGATCCCGGCCGCGTTCCGGCAACCAATGCGAGGGCCTCGATGGGCACCACGACCAGCGACA